TGAGCCTAGCCAGATTGATTTGATGTTTCAAAAAGCCGGTGAAGATGAAGTACGTTATGGGTTTGATCCTATTGTTATCACCACTGGTGCGTACAAAGGCAAGCTTAATGGTGCATTTGCCGCACCAACACCTCCGTCGGTTCTATTTGATGACGTCCAACGTCTTGTCATGCGTTTCTCCACCTACTCTGAGCTTTCACCCACAGCGAAGGTTCTCCTTAAAAATCCGTTTTATTGCCTTCTTCTAAGCAGAGTTATGACCACATCTGGTGAGTCCCTTATCACCTGTTTTGACATTATTTGGACACTCACGCCACTACTTCACCCGATGTATACCCAGAACGTTGAACTTGCGGAGTGGGATGTTACACATGCCCAGAAACAACTTTTTAAACTTCACCGCCACCCAGCGTATGTTGAAGCCCTCACCACAGCACTGTACATCCCGCCTTCTTCTACTATGTGGCCCAATGTGACTGACACTCTTCGCGATCTCATTGCTTTGCGGTCGCCTGTTCCCGACGTTCAAGATCGTGCTCGTTCCAATCTACTAGTTAGAAATACCTGGTATCGTCGATGGTTTACCTTCACTGATTCGCCAAACCTTCAGAAGAAGTATCTCCGTAACATTGCGATCGTTGGCGTGGTTTGTGCTGGGCTTGCGGCCGGCATCACTGCGCTCTACATCCTGTTCAAGCACGTTTGGCCTAAACATGAGCAATCCGGTAAGTTTGGCCACGGCGGCGAACGCAAGCCTGGCGCAGCAATGCGCCATGGTTCAGCCGTCGCTCGGGTCATTCCTACACACCAAGCACCGTCCCAGTCCCTTGATTCCGTTGAGCGGCTTATTCAGCATAACATCATTCGTGCAAGTTTTGGAAGTGCCCATTGTTTCGTGCTCTGCCTCAAGAGCAATCTGTATGTCACTACTCGTCACTCCATGAAGTTCATGTTTGATGAACATGGTGTACCCAGCCCCGATACCCTCCTCGTGTTCAATCCTGGATATGAGGCCACTCCTAAGTCTTGGCTTGCGTCCCAAATCATTCGTTTCGACACTGACCCCAACGCTGACATCGTTTTCTTCACTGTACCTGCTGGTCCTGTTCGCCGTGACATTACATCGCATATTGCTGTTCTTCACCATGTGGATCCATCCATTCATCGTGTCAAAGCCGAGTACCAGACTGTTAACAACAAGTTGCACATGGTTGTGCAAAAAGAAACTTCTCACAACTGGGCCTGGAAAGCCGGCTATGTTAAAGCAGACGCCCGTGTTTATGACATGACCAATACCGATGGCGATTGTGGTCTTCCCTATTTTGTACACACCAAAAACGGCATTTTTGTCGTTGGCATACACTCCCACGGTGTTGTTGACAGCAAGATCTCTTTCTTCCAACGCCTTGACAAGTCTATGGTCGATGCTGTTTGCGAATTGTTCGATCCCCACCCACTCAATTCTGGCCACAGTAATGTGCAGGGACCTGAAATGACAGACGCCCACCAACAGAGCCTGGTGTTACACACACCTGGCACTGACCCCTACGGCGTGCTCCATCACGGTGCACACCTTCCAACAAAAAGCAAACTTGCGATGACCATCATGCATCCCGAACACCCCGATCACCACCCTGAGTTCTTCCTGTCCGTTCCCACGCGTGCTCCAGCATGCATGAAGGGCCACAATGAGCTCGGTTTGATTCTCAACAAGTTCTCTGACCCACGTTTCTTCCAACCTCCAATCGATATGCAGTTGGTTATGAGTGCTGACTTTAGTGATTTGCTCCCACACGCGTACTCTCTCTCACGAATTAAGCAACTGACTATTGATCAAGCGGTCATAGGTGTGCCTGGGCTAGTGAAACCACTTGATTTGACAAAAAGCTCTGGTTATCCTTACTGTATCCAAGGCCTTAGTCGCACCCAGGTGATGTTCACTAAGAATGAAATTTCGCGTGTGTTTGCTTTCAGAGTTGATACTTTGTACAACACTCTCACGCGAGGTGCCCAATCTATGATGTGCGTGGCTTCCTTGAAAGATGAACTTCTCCCGTTTGAAAAACTTGCTGCTCATAAACTGCGTATGTTTTGGATCGGTCAACTTGAACACCTAGTGCTCTATCGACAATTCATGGACACGTGGTGGACTGAGATGCAATCTGAGCCTTTCGCTACCCCAATCTCCATCGGCCTTAATCCGCACTCACATCAATGGACATTGCTTTATGATCGACTATCTGAAGCCCGTTCGTCTGATGGTGTGTGCCACACCATGGCCGGTGATTTTACTGCGTTTGAGTTCACCATTCCCCCTGAGTTCGTCTACTCTTTTGTTCATTTTGTAGAAACTGTGTATCCCATGTTCGGCACCGACTTCACTGTCCGCCGGAATTTGCTCTACTCGACACTTTGGCCCTATCATGTCCTTGGCAAACGTGTGTACAAGTTCGACAGCGGGCAGTCGTCTGGCAATGGGCTCACCGCCTGTTTCGCTAGTTACTGCAGCTGGTTGTTCCACAAACTCGCTTGGCTTTACCTTAACTTGCCCGAAAAAGAGTGGAAACGTTGTGTTCGCTGCGCCTTCACAGGCGATGACTCTGTCGTAGTTGTCAAAGACCACCCAGAGTACAACATGATGTACCTCTCCGAATTTGCCCGCTTCTTAGGTATGGTTTACACCACTAACACCAAAGCTGAGACAAGTGTCCCCTATATCACGCTAGATGAGGCGGTGTATCTCAAGCGTGGTTTCAAGCCCCTTGATGGTTTTGTTTATGCTCCGCTCGAAATTACATCGATTCTCGAGTGTGCAATGTGGACTAATGGCACTTCTAATCACCGCGATCAAACCGGTGACATTGCCAATATGTTCCGTTGCATGCTCCTTGAGTCTGTTCATCACAGCCGAGAGCTTTACGACACCATCCACAAAGTGGCGTTCGCCTGGTCCCACGAGGTTAACATCCACTTTACACCCCCGTCGTATGAGACGACGCTAAATAAACTCCGTCGCAATGGCTTTGAGCCTGGCGACACGGGGAATGAGTACTACTCCCTGTAGCCCCGACACCAAATAGCTCAGCGGTGGCGCGCCTGCGATAATAGCCAAAGTGTGTCTAGTATGTGACGGTTACTTTACACCACCCCCTTGACCGGCTCCCGTCTTGCACGACGTGAGTCAAGATTTTTGTGCATCCGACAATGACATTAAAG